AGGAGTGCTTAAGATTAAACTCCCCGATGAATACTCAACGGGCATATTCTCACCATCAGTGACTCTCACTCGACCCGACACCACAAGATAGAAATGCTCTTTTTTATGAACTTTACCGACCACCAGTACACCAGCATGCCTAAATACCCTACGGCAATACATACCACCATGAAAAAAGTGCTCTGTTTGCGGCTCATATTGAGGCAATTTCAGCAATTCTTCTTTCAAGTGGTTAATCTTTGACCGCATTGGGACTTGTAGATTAATCTCACCCCAACTGACGGTCATTTTACCCATTAGTCACCTCAATACCAGACGCACGCATATTTACTGAAGTAGCTGCAGATGCAATGGTGCTGATGAACCCACCGGACTCCAATACAGTTCCTACAATCTCAGGAAAAGTGTAAGTCTCACCAGCTAATAGGCTACGGGTCTTTACGATCAAGTTCTGGTTGCCAGAAGTATCCCCGCTGGACACCAAGTTGATTGACAGAGTAGCCGCAGACGCCGAGTAGTTCGTAGCTGTAAACTTGTCAATCAGCGTAGTCACCCCTGTAGACGTATATTGCGTGGTCTGAGTGTTCTCAGCAATCTTGGCAGGAATCAGCACAGAAACGGAAACCGTCATATCAATACCTCAATGCCCGTAAGGGCTAAACACTTGGTTCACGGTCAGTATGACCGATGGAATGGCAGGAACCGGGCTTGATGCAGCCTGAGCCAATATCTGCACAGACGTATTATCAGCAGAATACATCAGTTCAAAGTACTCACCAGCCGCCATACGAATAAAGAAGTTCCAAGCAGCCACCAGTTCCCCGTCGTTACCCTTCATACGCACCTGGCTGGCCGAATAAGTAACGTCAGTGCCGTTTACCCTCGCCCAAATATATATTAGGTGACTGCCACCGCTGGTGTTATCCAACTGGGCAGAAAACTGAAAGTTGTACAGTCCTGCGTTGGTTACATAGATCCGGCTGGTGGGTGACCCTCGGTATACTCTGTTCTCAAATGACGTGGTATTAAAAGTGATGGCATACGCCGTGTTGATAGCGGCAGGGGACTGCGTAGTGGTGTCGTAAAACGATCCAGCGCCAAGGTTGATGTCGGGAATAACAGCAGCCACTGACAGATACGACAACTGAAGGTCATCAGATAACTGATTAACGTCTATCTGTTGAGGAACCGGGCCTTCTGATACTAGCTCTACATCGCCTGCCAAAGCCGCTACATTCGCTTCTGCGGTCGCTACGGCTGCATCCAAGACAGTGACATTATCCTCTAGCGTGTTGACCTCGGTGGCAATCCCTGACACCTGAGCCTCAAGCAGATCCACCTCAGCCTGCAACTCAGTAGGCGTGACGGTACTAGCCCCACCCCCTGCAAACTCAAACAGGTTGTACAGGAACCGATACCATTCCCGGCTCATCAGGCCACTGTTTTCCAGCACCGGTACCTGTGATCCAGGTATGCGTGTGAGGCTCATGAGTTAGTTCCCGACAGCAGGAGTTCAGCACCGGTAAGTGTAATCTTGACCGGATCTGCCCCACTCAGTTCGTATACCCGATCTCTCAGCTTTGTGGTCATGCCAAGGCGACGCCAGATAACCCGATGCCAATATTCACCTAAAGCGCCCATTTCTTTGCTGTAATAGTTCGACCAAGTATGACCGCCGTCATCAGACCAGCGCAGCAGCACTCTAGGTATCCTTTCAGAAGATGAGGCAGAGAACCCTGAACTGTTGAATACGTTGTATCCGGTTGGGATTGGATGGAGTAAGCCAGAAGGACTAAAGTACCCCGTGATAGTAGGGTTCTGTATAGATGATGGAGCATAAAGCCCCATGTAAACGTACAGTTCGTTATTTGGCACAAATGTCCATGCCGGATCAGTGCCGGCAACTGGATCGCCGCTAAACGTACCCTTGGTTCCAAACCACAACTTTCCAGCATCAAAGTCTATCGCCACCATGACCCTTTCGTTGGGGTTGTCAGGCTGGCAATCAGTAATTCCGGTCAACACCGCGCTGCTGTTGGGAACATACGATTGCGTACCAGAATCCCAACTTTTACCCCAATAAATGCTGGTTATCGGCGTGGTGACACTTGTCGACGTGGAAAGGAAAACAAACCCGCACCCTTCATACAAGTATGTTGTTTGAGGTGGAGGGAAAAATCCACCAGGGTTGTACGACAGGTCAAGACCAGCTTCACAAATGCCAAGTATTGGGTAGTTTGTTCCTGCGGGATTGCCAGGTGAACTTACATCCAGCGTTCCGCTAACTTCAAAATATGTTTTACCAACGGTGTTAGAGAAGTTGGTTACGGCAAAGTCAGCATTTAGTATCAACCCATTCGGGTTCGTTACAGTGCTTCCTGAAGCTACAATCGTTGAACCACTGCCGATACAAATATAATCTGGACTTAGGCTGTTATAGGTGGATGGGCTTTGTTTGTTCCATGCGATAAACCCGTTAGGGGCAGTGTAAGCAAAAGCACTGTCACCAAAATTGGCAGTGAGCTTTTGGGTTGTGGATGCTCCGTAGATGGTGCAATACGCACCAACCATTGCTGTATACGGAGTCAAAGGCTGTCCGTTTGCTACAAACAAAGATTCGCCACCGGTCAACGTGGCAGGATCACCGTTAAACCAAACACCGTTCCTTCCAAACCATACTCGGCCACCCATAAGGCCACCGGTATTCCATGCCGAGGTGTCTCCACATTCAACGGCAACCATTATTACGTCGCCCTGAACCGCATCCCCATCAGAAGTCAGGTCATCAACTTGAACGCCTGAATTGTAAACAAGGTTACTTGCAGTACCCGCGCTGTCGGCTTGGTAGCCCACTGAATTTCTGATTACCTGATGACCTACTCGTTCATACCAGTCATAGTTAGCTTCACCAACGCCAATCCAAAAGGGTGCGCCTACTTCTTGGGTGGTATACGTTACTTCAAAGTAATAGTTTCCAGACAACCATGTCTTAACTGACCTTGCCGTCAGCCATGATCCAGCCGCAGGGCTGGAAAGAATGGATATGTCATGCCCTGAGTTTGTGATCTCCACCTCGGGGTTGGTGTGGTTCTCGCTCCACTCAGCACTGTAAGAAAGCGTCGTAGAAGGCGAAGGAGGAATGGGAGCAGTAGTGGAAGCAAGAATGGTCTTTGTGCCAGTTTCCATTTCCACCTGTAGGCTGTGGTGGGCAGTACGGTTCAGATTGTTGCTGTTAGGCGGCAACGCTCTCCACGAACGCACCCAACGCTGTGTACCAACATCGTCCTTATAGTACTCCAGGTCAAACTCATACAACTTCCCAAACTGGAAGTCGCCCAGGATGATCTTGTTGTTGAAGTTCACCTGACAGTTGGAGCGATGGCGGTTGTAATGCCCCTGCTTCCAAGATCCACGTTCATGCCATTCATTGGTGGCAGCATCAAACACCCACGTCGCATTGGCAGACGGGAAAGTCAGGACGTAGAAGGTATGGCCTTCCTGCTGGTACGAATACCCGATGGCATCCCCAACGTAGGAATAGCTCTGCAAGACCTTTTCGATGCCGTGGGTGGATACCCGTTGAGCGCCGTAACCGGAGGCCTTGTAGACCATCGCATTACCACGAGGATCAGAGCCAAGCCAGAACACCGTGTTGTCCAGCTTGGCAGGCGAATAGGGGGCAGCACAGCCAATCTCGTTGAAGGCACCCTGAATGCGGGCCAACGGGAAGTCGACATCCCCGCTGTAGTACCAGACCTCGGTTGAGGTGGTGCCAAACATCCAGATCTCGTTCCGGTTGACCATCAGGGAGATCAGCAAATCAGGGTTGGCATCGGTGAAGGAGAACTCCAACGGATCAATCGAAGCACCGTTCTGGTACTCAGTAATCCACACCTTTTGACTGTTTGGCTCGTTGAATACGAAATACCCGTTGATGAACCCAACCGTCACCGCACCAGGGAAGTCAGGGTCAGTAATCTCGGCAAAGGCACCCGTGTTGAAGTTGTAGGTGTACGACCGTGGGTTACAGGCAACAAACAACTGCTCCCCGTTGTCCGACATCGACACAGGGCCAGCACCCGAGACAGAGCCAATCAGGGTAGCCACAAAATCAGGAGTTACCCTGTACAGTTCTACGCCGGAGACAACGTACATGGTGTTGGCAAACTGCCACAGGCCACGGATAGGGCCAGATCCCACGTCCATCAGGTACTTGTACCCTGGGCAACGGGTCAGGAACCCTGACGACTTACCACCCTCTGGCGTAGCCTCGGGGTAGAGGTTCATCAACCGGTTGTCGGCAGCGTTTACTGACCTTGCTACGGCATACCCGCCGAGAATCGGGGTTTTCATGCTTAAAAGTTACCAGAATAGATGTTGAACCGCTGGCGGTTGGCAACCACGGCATACGGCAGGGTCATCAGGTCATCCGGGTTGTTGATCCGCTTCAGATCCCGCTTGGCAGTAATGGCTACCTTGACAACCTGCGGAGATGGCTCTACGCCAAACTCCGGTGCAATCTCGCAGGCCAAACAATACCGGAACGCTCTCAGGTACCCAGGCGGGAAGGTCAACACCGTGTTCAGGTCTGCCACTTCCGACAAAGGTTCCACGGAAACAAAGTGGAACTCCAATGCCCTCGTGGGCTTGGGATAAATGTAGATTTCAATGTCGGGGTACGTCATGTTCACCCACATGACCTGTGGGTAGGTAGACGTAACAGTCTTGACGGCGATGCCGTTGTACTGCGACTGGTTGATCATCTTGATGCCATACGACACGTTGGTCGAGGCATCCCGGAAGTAGGTGGAATCGTCCAGCAGGATAGGACGGTCACCATTGATGGTGCCAGACGGCCCCAATGTTTGCGTGATGCTGTTGGCCGGCCAGGTCTTGACCTGATCCATCGTGGAGAAGACCGACAACCGTTCGGTAGACCACGAACTCAGCATTTGGTTCATGGCAAGCAGGCAGTCGTTGGCGGTGTCGTATCCGACAGTCTCACCCTCAGCCAACTGGCCTATCAGTCTTAAAGAGCCTTCAATAAGCTGTTTGGCTGTATACGACATGCGTCACCCTTGAACGTGTTTGGTGGGGGGTCTACCTCGCCTTCTCACTTCCAGTTCATTCACAACAGGAGCCGCATGGGTATGCGTATCGGGATTATAGCGTACCCAACCGTTCTCTTCATC